AGCGTCCGAAGGATTCCAGCGAACCGCCGGCTATCCATGCCGGAGAGGGCGGGGCAGCACCGACCCGGGCGCTCCAATCCTAATGTCCACATTCGTAAGCTCAGGTGTCCTATCGTGAAAATGGGTGAGAAACGTATCGCCGCTCTTGCAGAACGTCGGCGCCTGGTTGCGGGTCTCTACATTGCCCGCACCCCCATAAACGAGATTGCCACCGCCATGGATGTCGCCACAAAGACGATTGTCCGGGACATCGAATGGCTTGAGGCGCTCTGGCATAAAGAACTGGTTACGGACCCGGTAGCGCAGCGGGCCCGAGACCTGGCGGCAACGAATAACTTGGAACGTTCAGCCGCGCGGCGTTTCATGGAATCCGGAGATCCTGTATGGTGGGACAAGGTCATGAAAGCTCTGGAGCGCCGTGCTAAACTCCTCGGCTTAGACAAGCCCCAGGTGGGCCTACCCGGCAGCAGCCCTGACCACCCGTTGTACGTGGCGCAGGGCGAGATCGACTGGGACAGCTTGCCGGACGCGGTCATGGACAAGATGGTTGCGCTTAACGCTGAGATCCTGGCCCTCCAGCCGGCCAGCGGCGGGCTGATAGTTGAGGGTGAAGGAACGGTGGTGGAGTGACTAACTCCGTGATCCTCCAGATAGTCTACCCCGGCTTGCCGCCGAAGGAGCTGTCGCCGAACGCAAGGGTCCATTGGTCCCGGAAGCACGCCGTTGGGATTGATGTGCAGAACGATATTGTTCTCCTACTCCTGGAACAGGGGTGGTCAAAACCCCCTCTGGAACGCGCTGTGGTGCGATTTAAGCTAGGTTTGCCCGACAAGAGGCGCAGAGATATGGACAACCTCATAGCGTCCTGCAAGCCGCTTCTGGACGCCTTGTCGGGTAGGGTAATTGTTGACGACAGGATAGGGCTCATCGAAGTGGAGTATTCGTGGTTCGAGAGCCCGGGCCAGCCCCAGGTCATCATCGAGATTGAGGAGCGGTAGATGGAACGCCATGCCATCCGCGTATTTCCCCGTCGAACGTCCTACACTCCCTGGGACGCGATGGCCTTTGTGGGCGATCCGCCTTTAATCCGCCCCGAGGCTGAGGAAGTGCACGTCTCGGTTAGTTTCACATGGGACATTGAAGAAGGCTACCGCCTCCAACAGGCGTGGAGTCAATACTATTCGAAGGTGCTGCTTGGCGGCCCCGCTATGGGGAGCCCCAGCGAAGATTTTGTGGCTGGCCGCTACGTGAAGGAGGGCGTGACCTTTACAACACGGGGATGCAATTTGAAATGCCCGTGGTGCTTGGTGCCCCAAAGAGAAGGGATGCTCCAGCTTCGCCCCATTGTGCCGGGGTGGATCGTCCAGGATAACAATTTGCTCCAGGCTCCCCGCGCCCATCTGGATGCTGTATTCGAGATGTTGGATAGGCAACTACGGGCCGCCATCTTCGCAGGTGGCCTACAGGCTTCCCTAGTTGATGACTGGTTTGCCAACCGGCTTCAGGGAATGAGGGTCGAGTCGGTCTTCATGGCCGCCGATACTCGGCCGGCTTTAAAGTCCCTCGCCAAGGCGGTGGAGAAACTAGCCTTTTTGGGACGCCGCAAGCTGCGGTGCTATGTGCTCATAGGGTTCAACGGTGAGTCTCCGTCTGAGGCAAGTGCCCGGTTGGAAGCGGTTTGGGAGATCGGCGCAATGCCCTTCGCCCAACTCTACCAACCGCCCGATGGTTACGTTGAATACGGGTCAGACTGGAAGGCTCTGGCGCGGAAATGGTCAAGGCCGGCGGCGATGATGGCAATGCATAAAGTTGAGGAGCTGTAGATGGACGCTGAACTGACGGACGCTGAATATCAACAGACTTACCACGACGCCATCGCACAACGTGGGACATCATCGAAAGATCAAATGGAAACGGCTGTCTATCCATTGTTTTTGGCAATAGAACAACAAGGGGATTACATATATAGTCCCCGGCAACTTACTATGCAAACCATTTCGTCAGCAAAGGCCAGAGAGTTAAACGCACTCTGGCACTCAGTTCTACCAAGAATTCAAACAATGGTTAGTTTGTGCTTCGGATTCCAGGCGGACGGGCAGTGGTATGCCGTGGCCTTGTGGAGCAAGCCTGCGGCGCGACTACTTCCTCAAGCGACATGGCTGGAATTGAGACGCTTTGCCATTAGCCCCCGCGCTCCCAAGAATACAGCATCATGGTGTTTGTCACGGATGGAATCATTTATCCGAATCCAATGTCCGCAAATCGAACGCTTGATTTCTTATCAGGCGACGGACGTGCATCGAGGGACTATATACAAAGCGGCCAATTGGCATCAGGGTATGGTTAAGCCAAGAGCGCGTAGCTGGGTAATGCCAAATCGGGCTCGTCAGGAGTCTCAGAATACCTCTCCGAAGATACGCTGGGAGAGAGATCTGACATCATAGGGAGAAGCCTGATGCAACCAGCAACTGAGTTCAAGCCCGGCGGTCGGGTGTAGGAACAGAGGGAGGACTCAATGGAACTAACTAAATACGGCCAAGTGTTCTACCCCCAGGAGGCCAATGCCTTGGTCCCCGACGGCTGCATCGCGGACGGTAACGAGCACGGGGCCTGCATGGACCGGGGCTGCCGGTGGTGCTGGGTCTACTACGATGGGCCGGAGGTGCTGGAGGAGACAGATGACAGATAGATTGCTCTTAATAGTTTGGGGCGCATCGGTCGGTCTGATAATAGGCTTGGCGGTCGGGGCGGCAGTATGGGCGTGACTGAACCCGACCCCATGTTTCGCGACCCCGAAGTTGTCGCCGAGGCTATGCGTGGAGTAGCCGACTTTATAGCTGGGCGCGGCCGGCCCTTGGATGAAGTGATGGAAGAGCTAGAAATTGAGCCCGAGCCGCCTGGGACAAGTGGGTGCAAGATGCCTGAGATACCGACGCCCTACGACGAGGAACTGGACCGGCTCCAGGAACGATACGATGAAACGGGCGATGACGAGCAATTAGTTGCGTGGGAGAATAAACAAGAGGGCTACCGCCGTGGCGTCACCGACACCGAGGCCAAGTACGCCGCGTTGGTGGCGGTGGCCGACACCTTGGTTGATTATGATAACGAGACGCCCGACGAACATAAGGTAGAATTCGTCAATACAGAACTCATCTGCCAATTAGGAGCCGCCCTAGCCGCCCTGAGGGCGCAAGAGAAATGACCAGCGTCATGGTCGACGCCGGCAGGTGGGAGCAAGGTCTTGCAGCCCACTGGCGCCGTCAGCAGACGGATGCGGACCGGGCCCGGGCCTGGGAGGACCCAGAGTGGTTCCTGCGGGAGAAGTTGAACTGCGCGATCCTCACGCCCAAACAGATAGAGATCGCCGAGTCCCTACGTGACAACGCCCAGACAGCCGTCAAGGGGGCCAACTCTACGGGTAAGGATTATATCGATGGCAACCTGGTGCTTTGGTGGGTGTTCTGTTGGCAGGAAGCCTTGGCGGTGGTCTATGGCCCCACCACTCGCCAGGTGGATCACATCATTTGGAGAGAGGTGAGAAAGGGCTTCAACCGCGCCAATGGGGCTCTGCCTGGGTATATGTACCCCAAGGCTGCCCGGTATGAGGTCGATGGGGACAAACGTTATGCCCATGGTTTCTCGGCCCAAAGCAGCGCCGGCGGTGAGGGTATTCAGGGCTTCCACTCTCCGCACCTCCTGGTGATCGTCACCGAGGCCCACGCCGTGGAGGACTCAGAAATCGAGGCGTTGGTGTCCCTACTCCCCGAGCGCCTGATTCTCACGGGCAACCCCCTGGTCTCCTCCGGGGAGTTCTATAGGGCATTCCACGCCAAGCGGCAGCTCTACAACTGCATCACCATAGCGGCATCGGATACGCCGAACCTGATTGAAGGCCGGAACGTCATTCCTGGCATGGCTACGGTGGAGTCGGTCCAAGCGATGGCCGACCATTACGGCATCGACTCGCCCGTCTACAGGTCCAGGGTTTTGGCCGAGTTCCCGGATTCTACCGAGGACGCCATCATCAATCTGGCCACGGCGGAGGCGGCGGTCGCCCGAACTGTGGAGCCGTCGGGGGGGGCAGCGGTGCTTGGCGTCGACGTGGCGCGGTTCGGGGAGGATGACTCGATTATCTACCACCGGCAGAGCGCGATTGCCCGCAAGGTGTACAAGGTCAATGGCCGGCCCACGACTCATCTGGCGGGGAAGGTGATCGAATTGTGCCAAGCGGATCCAAACATCAAGACTGTGGTGGTGGATACCGTCGGTGTAGGCGCTGGCGTATTCGACTTTTTAGCCGAGCAGCAGCGACAGATTCCGTCGGTGAAACTCATACCGTTCGTTGGAGGGGCACGGGCCCATCGACACCAACGCTACGCCAACCGCATCGCCGAAGCATGGTGGCGAATGCGGCAGGCTTTCGATATATTGGACATCGAAAAGGATGATGAGTTGGTATCCCAGGTGACGACGCGGACCTATGAGCTACAGCGGGACAGCGTCATCCGTCTGGAGAGCAAGGTGAAAATGCGGGAACGTGGGGCGCCGTCCCCCGACGAGGCTGACGCTTTAGCAATGACGTTCGCGGTAGTAGATGCGCCCAGGGAGTCTGTCCGGCATGACCGGTTTGCCGCCACCACGAGTACCCATCCGCTGGGCTTCACGGATGAACGCTACCGGGACACCGACACCGAGGAGATGCCGCAATGATGCAGGACCCAACCGTTCAGATGACCGTAGACTATCGAGACGGCGAGGTGGTCACTGATCCGCCAATGACCGAAGATGCTATTGTGCTGGCTCCTCGAGGGAAGTGGGGGACCGAGTGGCGAGGCCGAGCGAAGATGACTTCCATGAATATGGGCGTGGATACTGCCGGGGCAACGACTTATAGCCACACATTGGAGATGACCGAGCCGATGGTGGCTTACCCGGCTCGGCGCTGGCGCCGCATTCTCTACGCTTTGATTCTTCGCCCCTGGTGGGCTTGGAGACGCCGTAGCGCACTATAAGAACCACATTCACCCGACCGTCTATCTTTGGGGCGAAGACGTCTCCGCCCGGTGCACGACAGTGCGTTGGACAACCCGGGATCGGTGGCCCTTCTGGTGGATGGAGGAGTTGGACGGAAATACGCCATTCATGACGGCGGTTATCAAGAACGCCTACGGCCAACCTGTTAAACACCACTATGGCGTCAAGGTGGTGGTGGATGGTAGAATCATTTACCAATGCCCCACCCTGGCGTTGATGAATTGAAGGCCCGTCGGGGAATCCAGGCCCACTGAGAAGGAGGAGTGTCAATGATTTGCATCATGTGTGGTAAAGATGGGGCTTTCAAGTGCCCTAGATGCCGTAAGCCTCTATGCGAGGTGCATGGGGTTTTGCGATTGCCCTCACCATTCGGACCTGGCTTTATCCCTGAACGGGAGTGTCTAGCCCCAAGATACGATGAGAGCACGCGAAGGTGACGGAATTTGACACAGGATAAGAATACCGATGCCATTGCCATCCTGCGGGAGATTGCTAATCGGGTGGAGAGAGGGGAGATTCTGGTCATCCGCATTGCCCAAGAAGTGGGAACTGATAGAACCGGCCAACAGAAGGATGGCCGAGTCGTCTTTGAAACGGTGTTACGTGAAGTACCGGTGCGCCGCCTTCGGGGTGAGCCCTTGATTCTCCAGTGGAGTTGAAATAAATGACCACACTAACCACGTTCATCAGCGGCGACTTTAATAACCAATTCGCCGACCCCAATCAGCAGGCCCTCGCCCAATGGCTTCAGCAGATGGAGGCCGCCCGCCGTGCGGATTACGACCTGTTCCGGGCATACTACGGTGGGGACCATCCGACGCGGCTCACCGATCGCCTGAAACGCTTCTTGGGGAGTGACCTGCAATTCCGAGACAATTTCATGGAGGTCGTAGTTGATGCTCTGGCGGAGCGGTTGATTGTGACCTCCTTCGGCACCCAGGAAGAAAGCGCCGAGAAGCCCGTCTCGGCCTGGGCCTGGAATACCTGGCAGGCCAACCGCATGGATGAAACCCAGGCTATCGTTCACATGGAATCCGTCATGGTCGGGGATGCATACGTGCTGGTGGATTGGGACACGCTCAATCAGCGCCCACGGATTACCCACCAGTTACCGGAGATGATAATCCCCCACTACAACGAGGCTACCCGGCAGATCGACTTCGCTAGTAAGAAGTGGGTGGAGACGCCCATAGGTGAAGACCCGACCACCCGGCTCAACATGTACTATCCTGACCGGGTTGAGAAGTACATCGCGACCGGTTCCCGGTGGGTGGAGTTTCGCGAAGAGGACGAGAACATCTGGCCCCAGCCGACGCTGGACCGGGACGGCATGGCCCTTGGGGTGGCGATGTTCCATTTCCGCAACAGGCCAGCCGGGAGCGACTTCGGCCATAGTGAGATTGCCAGCGCGATACATCTCCAGGACTTGCTCAACAAGACGCTGATTGATCTGGCCATGCTGAACGACAACGCCGGCTTTGGCCGGGCCTACACCGTGAATATCGCGATGAACCGGTCGGCGCTGGACATGTTGCCGGGGATGTTGTTGGAGCTACATGGTGGGGAGACGGGCGACGACTTCGCCGTTGGGACCATCCCGGCTGACAGCCCCGATGGTATTCTTAAATCGCTCGACCTCTTGGTCCAGCACATCTCTGGAACGACCCGTACCCCCCATCACTTATTTTTCACCACTGGCGGCAACCCGTCCGGGGAGGCGCTCAAGACGGCAGAATCGGGCCTAGTCAAGAAAGTCGTGGACCGGCAGGTCCGCTTCGGCAATACATGGGAGGACGTCATGGCGTTCGCCCACAAGTTGGAGGGGGTGTTTGGAAGCTCCCCTGGCGAGTTGACCGAGCGGTTTAATGTCGGGTGGGCTGATCCCGAGACGCGCAACGAGGTGGCCCATTTGGAGGCCCTTGAAAAGAAACGGAACCTCGGCGTATCCCAGACCCAAATATTACGGGAACTAGGATACGACCAGGCAACCATCGAACAGATGCAGGAGGATGAACAGGAGGAGAGGGTCCGGGGCGCCAACCTGGGGTCGGCCCTTCTCCGGAGTTTCACAGCCGGGGATGGTGCTGGGGTATAATGCGTATGGTCAGGACGTCGCCAAGCATCGGGGGGCGGCGGAAACCCAGGCGGTCCATAGTATTGACGGAGGCGTCTGATGGTTGAGCAAGAATGGCAGATACCGCCAGATGACCGTCCAAGTGGGCAAATCCGGTGCACTCGGAATGAACTGTTGCTGCTGGACTACGTTCTCTCCAGCGGGTCTGGGCTATTGCTCCAACACGGCCTCGATGACCTGGTGCCGCCGTGGCGGGGATTTCGGCAGAGTGTTTGGGACGCTATAATCCAGATCGAAGCTCACCCAGAGGACCTTGGGATACTCCTGGATATTGGGGATACTGAGGCGGACATCCTTCTGGCCACGGCTCCGACAACGATGACATGGGGTGATGGCGTGGACTGCGGGTTTGCCCTGAAGCTCAAGTTGGCCCAGTTCCGGGCCGGGGTGTATGAGGACGACGTGGTGGTGGCGCGGCGCCGGGCCGAACAACAGGAGCGGGATTCGGAAGCCACCAGAGAGGCACAGGAAGTCAAGATGCAGCAGGAGGCCCGCGAGAGTGCGGTTGCGGCGGCGATGGCTAAGGTGAGCGCGGCCAAGTCCACCTTGGCCCAGAAGCGTAAAGAGGCGCGGACCGCGAAGGAGAACAGCGCCGCCGCTCAACTACTACTCGACCAATTGGAGAGAGATCATTATGGAGACAATAGCACCAGTGAGGACCAAACCGACAATCAAGCCCACGGTGAAGCCGGACCCACAGCCGATGAGGGAGCCTGGCTACTGGCCGGAGAGGATCTGTCCGACGCAGACCGATAAGTTCCTTCCGTGAACTTCCCTTATCCGCCGGGCAAGAACATGGTCCGGGAATTCAAGTCTGAGACATACGATGCCAAACGGGAGGCGTCGTGGCAGGCAATCAACGCTGCCTATTACGCCTGGGTTCACGGGCGGGCGGATTGCCTCTGGCCCACCCCCGGCGCCGTAATCGACGCTCAGGCTTTCCGGGTCTGGAAGGATAAATTCCTTGCGACACAAAAGCAGGAAACCATGAGCCGGGGCAAGGGATTGACGAGGCCGATTCTAGAGGACGACTGGCCCGATAATCTCTGGCGCTGGCTGTACGAGCGGCTGATGCAGATCAAAGGGTTCTTCAATGCCTGAGCCGGAAGCTATCGAGGTGGTCGAATCATTCCGGGTCCGGTTGCTACGCCGGGAAGCTCGGGCCTCGGCGGAGATGGTCAAAAGATATGGGGCCATTTGGCGGGACATGCAGGGTGATCTTAACGCCCTCCTGGCCAGGATAGAGAACCAACAGATGTCCTTTGGTCAAGTGAAGCGCCTGGAGCGGTACAACGCCCTGATAGCTCAGGTCCGGTCACAAGTAGGGGGATATGCGGAAGCAGCGGGGGGGCTTATCACCGAAGCCCAACGAGATGCCGTGGGTATTGCTGAAGCCAGTGTGCGCCGGACTGTGGATGCCCGACTCCCCGCCGGTATTTCAACAGATACCCTTGCCTCCCTCGGCATCGAATGGAACACCCTTCCCGCTGACGCTGTGGAGGCGTTTGTGGGCATCTCCGGCGACGGTGCGCCTCTGGGTCGGCTTTTGGCGCCATTAGGCCAGGAAGCGGCTCAGGGCGTCACGGACGGCATCGCTACGGGGATTGCCAGGGGTAGCTCACCCCGAGTCACTGCCCGGTTGATCCGCGACAAGGTTGGGATGCCCCTCAGCCGATCACTCCGGATTAGCCGCACCGAAACGCTGCGGGCCCACCGGGAGGCGACTAGGGCCACCTACGCCGCCAACACTGACGTTGTTAAAGGCTGGCGCAGACATGCCCACAAGGATGACCTAACCTGTTTCGCCTGCCTTGCCTTGGATGGCACACTCTATGCGACGGACCAACGGATGGACGCCCACCCCAACGACCGGTGCGTCATGGTCCCTGAGACAGTCACCTACAAAGACTTGGGGTTGGATGTTCCAGAGGACCGGCGGGAAACGCAGAAGGGACCGGATTGGTTCCGGGCTCAGCCGGCTTCGACCCAACGGGAGATGATGGGGCCGGCCAAGTTCAAGGCTTGGAAGGACGGCAAGTTCGATATTGAGGACATGGCTAAGGTGACGTCAAATCCAACGTGGGGGGCCTCGGCAACAGAGAAATCACTGAAGGAGTTGGTGGCGTGATAACTACCAGCGAAGACATTCGTTACATCCACCGTTGTCCATTAGCAACTGCCGCGAAGTATCATGGGTTTCTATATAAACCGTGGAGGCGGGGACTGGGCTGTTGGATATTCAATGGTTGTGAGGTGGAGTTCTGCCCTATCTGCGGAACCAATTTGGAGCAATCACTTCAACAGGAGGTAGGCGATGATAACTGTAACGGAGTATGAATATTACGCGCAGGCAGCCGGAACCACCGATGTCCGGCCCGTAACCCGGGTCAACTATCGGGCAGGGTCACTCCCCGTGAGGTGGTGCCCCTTTTGCGATACCAGTTCCATGGTGGACGTCTCCCCTGTATGCTTGGGGTGTCACGCTCTCTGGCTCGATGGCTCGCAGGTTGCATTGGAGAGACGGGTCGCCGATGCCCTTGGCCGGGAGCCCGCCATTCCTGTCGCCCCGGTAGCGCCAGCTTTGCCCACCCTTCCGGAGTTCTCCGAGGAGTTGGGCGGGTACGCAGCCTGGACCATGGAGGAATTGGCCAACGCCTCTGACGTCGCCAAGACTACCAACAACATGGAAATGATGCTGGCCTTGGCCGAGGAACTGGAGGACCGCCACCGAGTCCTGGCGGAAAAGGCGGCGGAGCCGCAGTCGCTCGTTGAGGCGGTGGCCGACTACCAGGAGGAGGCGCCAGTGGCCGCAGCCGACGCAGAGCCCGATGCACCGAGTGAGCCACGGCGTGGGCGGAACCGGACCGGGCGCTAGCGATGATGCGTTGCTATAAATGCAATTCGCCGGCCATGCCCTTGGCGCCGCTCACCGAAGAAGAGTCTACGGGGTATCCCCTGATCGGGTGGGTGCTACGGCGGTGTGCTTCCTGTGGCCTGGAGCAAAACCACGTCGGCGATACGAGCAATGAGGAACCGTTGGACCCATGGGAAGCAGCCCTCGATGCCCCGGTAATGGGCAATGATGGATTGATCGTTCCATCCCAACGGGTCTGGTCTCTGCCGTCCGAGCAGCTAAAAGCGGAACGAAAGCAACGTGAGGATGCGGCGGTGGTTGAGATTACAGGGACGCCGCCTGGGTCATTGAGCGTAGCCTGGGAATTGCCGCCAGCATAGTGGCCCGAGGAGGACTATGAGCATCGAATTTAACGGCCAGAAGTGGACCATCAAAAGAACCACCAAGCCCGTCGGCGGGGAGCGTAAGAACCGCGCCATCCTTGGCGAGAGCGACGAGGCCGAGAACATGATCATCATTGACGGCACCTTGCCCAAAACCCGCCAGCAAGAAGTGCTAATCCATGAGCTGGTTCACGTTGCCGACATGGATGTGCCGGAGTTCCTCGTCGGCAGTATCAGCCGGTCTCTGTTCGGACTCATGTCCAACAACGCCCTGCTTGCGGCTAACTGGTTTGACCGCATCGTTGACGGCGACGCCACAACCGAAGAGGCGAATCGCATCAACGAAGATAACATCGAGGTCAAAGAGGCCGTGAGCATGTTCGGCGGGTTCCGGACAGTGGATGAAGGGCCGGATGATAGGAATGGACTTGTTCGCACCGATATTGATGGGACATCAACTATCTGGAGTCTTGACGTTATGACTGACGGTAGCGTTAACCGTGTTGCCTGCCATCGGGCAGAACTGGCGCTCCTTAGTGGTCTGCCGCGATTCACCCAGGACAACTACCGCAGCATTGCCAGGGAACTGGCGTGCCTCTTCACCGAGGTTCTGGGGGAAGACCCTCACCCGCTGATTGCGACGACGGCGCGAGGATAGCCGTGGTTAGACAGGTGGAAGACATATTGCTTTCCCTGGATGGCGATTCTGCAATGGGTGTGGTGGGGTTCCCGGCTGAATTATTGCAGAAGATACGAGAATATTTTGCCGCCGGTAAGCATGGCAACGTCATGTTGAATATCAAAGGCGGCAAGATCATGTCCTGGGAGATCACGGAGATGGGACGTGTAGATAAGGGCATTGACAAACCGGTGGAACCGCCTATACCATAGTTTCTGAGCAACGGGTACAACCTGAGCAACAGGCCCCCGGCGCATTTGCGCTGTGGGCCTTTTTTTATTGCCCGAAGCTCCCGCATCCCCGGCGGCACAACAGGGAGATTACCGCCACACCTGGCGGGTAAAAATGAGGCGAGAGATGAGTACGGAAGGGCAAGGCCCCCAGGACGGTCAGATCAATGAACCCGCTTCAGGCGGTGGCGCGCCAGCCCCCCAACCGGGGACCGGAACGCCCCAGCCTCCGACGTTCACGCAAGAGCAGATGAACGCAAATGCGGCGGCGGCCCGGCGTGAGGAAGCGGCGAAATATGCAGACCACGACGAACTGAAAGCGCGAGCCGCCAAGGCCGACGAGTTGGAGCGCGAACGATTGACCGAGACGGAACGGCTCCAGAAAGACCTTGCCATAGAACAACAGCAGACCGCTCGTCTCCAAGGCAACATAGCGGAAGCCATGATCTCAGCGGAGATCAAGGTCACGAGCACCACCATGGGCTTTGTGGACACCGATGCTGCCCTGGCGCTGATAGACCGCTCCCAGGTCGCCTACACCACGGAAGGTGGCGTAACGGGCGTCAAAGAGGCGCTGGCGACGTTGCTGGAAGCAAAGCCGTTCCTGAAGGGGACTGTCCCGCCGACACCGGTGAACATGAATGCGGGACCGGGGAGACCCGGGAGTACCCCGGCGCCGCTCACTGAGAGCGAGCGGGCAACGGCTCAACGGATGCGGATACCAGAGGACAAGTTCGCTGCCGGGCGTGACCAGAAATACGGAGACAATTTCCCAAAGCAATCCTAATTCCAGGATAGAACTGGCGGAGGAATAGATATGGCGGCACAAGGTTTTGTTTGGCGTTACAACATCAGCGGCGGTCGGGCCCTGGTCCAGACCTTCCTGATGAAGGACTCGGAGACATTTACCAAAGGCGACATGATGAACCTGGAGAGCGGCGAGGTTGACCTGTTCGCCACCGGTGGTGACACCGATGGCGTCGGGGTATTCCTTGGGCCGGACGATCCGGCGGATGCGACAGTGGGCTCGCCTGGGGTGGTCGCAGGGACCGATAGCACCACGCTTGTCAAAGTCCAAGTCAACCCTGACGCGGTGTATGCCGACGTCAATGACACCAACGCCCGGCTCGCCGGCGCAGAGTTGGACATCACCGGCACTACCGGCGCTCAAACACTTGGGGCCGACGGTGACAGTGACGTGCTGGTGGTGGAACGGAAGCGGCAGAATGCCGACGAAACCCGGTTCATCATCCAGCCGAAAAACCACTTCCTGATGCGGGACCGCTAAAGCCCGGTCGGGTAGTAACTTCTTTACTAGGAGATTGACCGATGACAATGGTATCGGGTAGCTACGCTGATCTACTGGAGCCTGGGTTGCGTGTCTGGTTCTTTGAAGAACTAGGGATGCCGGACCCGGTGATGGACTCCCTCTTTGGGGTCACCAGCTCCACCAAGCAGGCAGAGCATTACCAGGGGATGGGCTCACTGGGATTGGTGCCACCCTGGTCGGGCACCGTGCCGTACACCGACTTTGACGCTGGTTACAGGACGGATATTCGAAATTATGAATTCGCCCTCGGGATGCAGGTGGAACGGGCCCTGGTCGATGACGACCAGTACAACGTCATTGAGGAACGGGCCCGGAACCTGGGCTTGGCGTTCCGCAACACCGTTGAGACTGACGCGGCCCAGGTGTTCATCAACCTCTTCACCGATTCGGGCACGAACCGGATGGGCGCCAGCACCAACGGCGCTGACGGTGTGGGCCTCGGGTCCACGGCTCACAAGAACAGCCCAGTCAATCCCACAACCCAAGCCAACGAGGGGACACTGGCCTTGAACTTGGCCAACCTGGATACCACGCGCCAAGCCATGCGGAACTTCACCGATGACCGGGGTGAGTTGGTTGGGGTCAATCCTGACCTCCTCCTGGTCCCGTCTGAACTGGAAAGGACGGCGACTCAGATCATCTCCGAGCGGGCGCTATACGAGCCGGGCTCGGCCCAGTTCGACGTCAATATGTTTGCCGGACGGTTGAGGCCGGTGGTCTGGAACCGGCTCACCGACGCCAACGCTTGGTTCCTCATCGACTCTGCGAAGATGCGCCGGATGCTCAAGTTCCAGTGGCGCATCCAGCCCGAGTTCATTCGGGAGAAGGACTCGGAGAGCTTCGCGTCGAAGTTCGCCGGGTACATGCGGTACGGCATCGGCTGGACCGACTGGCGCTGGGTCTACGGCCAAAACCCTAGTTAACTGGCATCCTAACCGTAGCCGGATCCAAGATCCGGCTACACTGGAAGGTGTACGCAAATGCGGAAAATGCGCGAAGGGCAGAAGGCGGCTCTTTGGAGTTTCGCCTTATTGCTTAAGACGATATTCGTATTCCCGGCCCTCACTCTCTTAGGTGCCGCCGTCGGAACGAATTACCCGAATGGGCTTCGCAGTTATGGCGTCCCTGTCTTGGGTGGGGGGGGTGGGCTCCCGGTCACCAAGGGCAATATCTACCACGTCGATAGCGGCCATACCGATGCTGTGGATACCAACGCCGGCGATGATCCGAATTACCCCCTGGCGACGATAGACGCAGCTATCGGGAAATGCACCGCTGATAACGGCGACATCATCCTGGTTTCTGAGGGCCACGCTGAGAACATCACAACCGCTACAGGCATCAACTTCGACGTTGCCGGCGTGACTCTTGTAGGTCTCGGCTCAGGGGCCGCAATGCCTACAGTCTCTTTCACGGCGCTCGGCGGCTCCATTACTATCGGAGCCGCCAGCGTAATGATTAAGAATATCCGGCTGGTGGCGAATGTTACGGGTGGTGTCACCGTTGGGATTACCATCGCAGCCGCCGGGGACCAATGCACCCTTGATGGCGTTGTGATGAGGGACACCTCTACCACCAAGGAATTCCTGAAACACATCACGGTGGCGACTACGGTGCTGGAACTCACAATCCAGAATTGTAGCTTGGTGGGCACCGCTGGGTCCATGCTCAACTCCATCTTTTTCGAGGGGTCGACGGAAGACTTGCTGCTACGCAACAATCTTATCCACGTTGACTCGTCGGATTCCGTTGTGGACCATCTGACCACCGCCGCCGTCCGCGCTCTGGTGCTGGACAACATCATTGTCAACGAAGATACGGGAGCCGCGAAATACTGCCTCGAGTTCAAGACGGCGAGCACCGGAGCGGCGGCCCGGAACATGATGGGCTACAACAAGATTGACGCGGAGATGGGACTAGGAGATGCGATGTTCTGGTTCGAGAATTACGCCTCGAACACCATCGCACAATCCGGTCTCTTGGATCCGACGACCGCTCACGCGATCCCGTAGCGGGAGCTAAAGTATCGCAGTGGTAGCGGCTTAAACCATCGGATTATAGGGGCGGCTCGAAACCCGCCCCTGCTGCTTGGAGAATAATATGGCCGCAAACTATCCCCTCCGCTTAGATATTATTGACTCGATTATGTCCATCCTCGGCGTCACCAAGACGGCGTATTGGCCCTTTGTCGAAAACGAGGGGCTGACTATTGTGGGCCATGCCGGTGGACCTGTTCTGGCAGCATCAGAAACAGCAGGAGCGGCGGAAGCACTCGAGGATGATTTTAATCCCATGCTCCATCCCGGCGGTGTCCACACATACGACTTTCATCCCACGGGCGATCACCATCTGGCCGGTGGTGATGATGCTGATTATTCTCATGGCGACGCCAGCGCTGACTCGGCTGTGTCGTTCGGGGCACTCATAATTCCGAATGACGTTGGCGCAGCGCGAGCGATTATTGCGAAATATGACAGCGGGGGAAATACCGAGGAATATAAATACGGCATCGCCAGTAGTGGCAAGATGGAATTGGAGTTGCATGACGCCTCAGCTTCGGCTAGTGAAATTGGTACTGCTGATACGGCGTTAACCCGCTATCGCCCCGCATTCGTGGTGGTCACTTACGACGGTGCTCAGGCAGCACCGAAGGTTTTGCATTACAAGAATGGTGCCCTCGATAGTGCGGTTACGGGACCGACGACTGAAACCGGCGCTTATGTGGCTATGGAAGGGACTGCGGCACCTTTAACTATTGGTTGCGCTGGCGTGACCGCCACACCGACTGAGGAATTCCACGGTCGCATGGGTGGGCCTTTCATGTGCGGCAAGGAATTATCTCAGGCTGAAATCACCGCATTGTGGCATCTCTATCGCGACCTTTATGGGTTGCCGTAGTGGGTAGGCTCGAAGTACGCCAAGTCAAAGTCAGTGGAGCTGGCAGCGCCGGCAGCGCCACGGGTTCGGCCGTTGAGCCGGTCCCATTCTCCTATCTTCACGCAATCTATTTTGATTTCACCTCGGCGCCGTCCACGATGGACACGACGGTTAAGACGCCCGGTAATAGCGACCTCCCTTCGGTGACCGTTCTGACTCTGACCAACGTCAACTCTGATGCCTGGTATTACCCCAGGCGGCAGATCGAAGGTAACACTGGAGCCCAGGTGACCGGGGCCTACGATAAGTATTTCCTGTCGGGCTCCATCTCTATTGACATAGCCCAGGCTGACGCCGTGACGGATGAAGTCGTCGCCTGGGTGGTGATTGAGATTCCCTGATATGTCATGGTCAGACTGGGATGATGAGACCAAAGCGCGGCATGTCGAGATCTGGGTTGCCAACGGGCTGACAATCTTTATCCCGATTTGCTTGATGACCATTGGCATTCTCCTGTGTATTTGGATCGCTTGAGGTATTAGAATGGCGGCCACCTATACCGCCGGCAGCACCGCCGACCTTGACCGAGCCCGTCTTTACCTCTACGACATTGACGTTGATTCCTCGCCTTTGTTCCAAGACGAGGAATGGAACGACTTTCTAGCGAGCGAGGGAAGCGTCTATGGCGCCGTCGCTTTGGCTTGCGAGACCATGGCTAACCGGTCAGCCCGCAAGATCGACTTTACGGCTGACGGGTCTGCATTCAGCGCCTCCGCTGAGTATGAACATTGGATGAAGCAAGCACAGCGTTGGCGGGCGAAGGGCTTGGGAGTGACGGTCGTGGTCCCGACCCGGGTCGACGGATATTCAATGACCATAGACGCTGATGATGTGAACACCAATGACGCGACCTTCCCACCAGCTTAGTGAAGTCCGTATTTTAGTGGATGGCCGGGTCGCTTGGGTATGCATCCCACGGTGCCCTGGCTGTCTCGCCAGTGTTCCTATGGAGCCCCTAAACCCCGCATCTCGAACGCTCCTGACGACGTTAGCTAGGAACTGATAGCGGAGTGTCAACTTGCTCGAACCGCATGAACTCAAAACAGTACGGGACCAGGCCCAGCAGAGTCTCCCCGAAACCGTTGACCTCTTAGCGCCGAACGCCATCACGGATGGTCGGGGAGGTATGACCCGCTCCTATGCCATCTCCCACGTGGGCATCCCGGCTCGGATTGCCCAGCGCACCGGTCGGGAAACGATGTTCGCTGGCCAGGACCAGGTTCGGGCCGACTACATTCTGACTGTTGCCTATGACCAGTTGGTGGACGAAACGATGCGGGTTGACCATAACGGGACACTCTATGACATTGTTTTTGTCAGCCGTGACCGGTCCTATGACACGGCCCGCCTATGTCTTCTCCACAGGCGGTAAACGGCAAGCGGCCTGAGCCATGGCTGTATTGCGCCTCTTGTGGCCGCAAGATCGGCAAGGGCGAACTTTACGGCAAGTCCTGGGTCAACTTACTATGCAAGGATGGGTGCCCCTCTACGACGCTCTCAGCGCCATCTGAGGTATACGAGCGTGACGGTCGGGGTGGGTTGACAGCGGTAAACGGTCGGGGTTAGACTTACCTTGCAATCACCGTCCTGGAGGCCCTGGGAGGCCCATAGTGACGGTGCGACAACCGAAGGTAACCTAGAGGCCCAAAGAGGCCCGGAGACTCGGCTATGGCCGTCTCCGGGCTTTTTTTGTTGGGAGTTACACGATGCCATTCAGCATCGCCGGGAAAGTGGAACAAGATGTTCTCGGGCCGCTGGCCGCAGGCTTGAGGCCGGATATAGAACGGGTGCTGCGGCTGGCGGCTTTCAATGTGGAGCGGAAGGCTAAAGAGGTCGTGCCGGTGGACACTAGCGCAACGAAGAACTCCATCACCGTCATTCATAGCGGGTTGGAGGCACGTATCGGTGCCAGCACAGAGTATGCCCCGGCTCTTGAGTTTGGCGGTGGTCGCCGGGCTGCAACACCCTTCCTAATCCCATCGCTGGAATCCGAGGCGCCGTTATTCGTCCAGGCCGTGGGGGAGTTGCTACGTGGCTAACTTCCGTGACGTGGTGGAGGACGCGATCTATTCGACCTTGAACGTCCAATCAGTGTTGGACAAGGCGACGGGCGGGGTCTGGAATACCCAGGTGCCGAATGAACAGGAGCCGCCCTGGGTAGTCTTTCAGGCTATGTCCAAAGTCGATGATGATCCGACGTTCACCATTCGGGGCGTGAATGCGCTCTACATGGTCAAGGCCGTCTCTGATTCACCGTATCCGAAAGAGGCCAGTGCCATCGATACTCTGGTCGATGCGGTGCTGCGGAATGCTAGCCTGAGTATCACGGGCTTTAGCCTTCTGTGGTGCCGGCGGGAGTCGGACATCTACTTAACCGAGGACCGCGGCGGGGAGTTCTGGACATCGACCGGTGGGCTCTATCGCATCGTTGCGGACGAATCATAATGCGAGCCAACGACGCAGCCGACCGGCTGGAGCAAATAGCTAAACAGGGCCAGGGCGCGACACACCTGGGCCGCCCGATCTCAACGATCATGCTTCAGGCGCTCATTGGCTTTCGGTTGCCTCAAGGCCCCAGTAGCCCCGACCGAACGCTCCTATTGGCGGTGGATGACAAGTTCACGTTGGATGGAGATGAACCCGGGGTGACCATCGAAGGTCTAATCAATGGAGGCTACGCCAAACTTGCCGACTTTAAAACGTGACGTGATCTGGTACATCGCCTTGACGGGCCTGCGTATCACCAACGCGCCGGGGAGCATCCCGAGTACGATCAAGGTGGAGAAGGGGCAGCGGTTCCAACTGGACGGCGACGAGAATATCGACCTGGACTATCTCCTGCGGAGCCGGGCGATGGCACTGTATACCGGCTCGGCGGTACAAGAAGCACTGAGAGCGAAGGCCCTGGTTGAGATGAAGAAGAAACGGGATAACCCGTTGCGGAAAGCGAAGGAGAGGGCGCGTAATGGCTAGAATCCACGCGAAATCAGCGGTCCACTATGTGGATGAATTCGACTTCTCCGGTGTAAGCAACACCGCCGAACTCCTGGTCGACACCGCCATTGCTGACGCGACCGCGTTCGCTGATACAGATATGACCTATCTCCAGGGCAAGGGTTCATTCCAGTTCAACATCCGGGCTTTCTTCGACGGGACCAGCGGCTTTGACGCCGAGATGTTCACCGACCTTACGGCCACTCAGCGGAGCGTTGGCATCTTCGAGGATAACGCCGCCGGGAAGTTCGGCTATGAGGGACAGACCAACGTCTCCCGGCAGGCGCGGGCCGCCGACCGAGGGGCGGCCTGCTTACTCGACGTCGATTGGGTGGGAGACAGCATTGTTTACCGGGCGACCCTGCTGGACATTGATACCGCAGTGGGAGGCAGCGCTAACGGCACGGCCTATCAGCGCGGCGCTGCTGGCGCCACCGAGACCGTCCGGGGTGTCGTGCGTTTGTTAGCCGCTCCCGGTGGCTCAGGTAACAACACGCTGGATATCGTAATCGCCAGCGACGACGAGGAAGCGTTTGGCGGATCACCGGCGACGCAGCTTACCTTCACCCAACTCGACCAAGCATCGAGTGCATTGTTCGAGGTACAAACTAAGGCCGGCGCCATCACTGATGATTGGTGGAGAGTCCAATATACCTACGCTGGAGCTGGGTCCAGGACGTTCTCGGTCGTCATCAGCTTCGGGATTTATCTGACCTAGAGGAGGTGCAACGTGGCCCGTACTCATGCAAAGGACGCCAACTATAGCTTCAACTCGGTTGCGCTGGAAACTGAGCTGAACAACATCGTCATGACGGCGGATGTCACGGAGGCGGACGCCACGGCCTTCGCCGACACGTACCAGGTGCCTGTTGCTGGCAAGAAGTCCGTGGCATACGAGCTGCAGGGAACGGTGGACCCCGCAGCCAGTAAGGCGGTTGACACCATCTTTGATGCCCGTCTCGGTGGCGTCAAGACTTCCGTCTATGACTTGACCGGCTCGGGGCCCGGAGCCAACGACCCGGAATATACATGCACCGCCTCGGGCTTGACGGGCTCCTTGGTGGCCCAACTGCGCGTTACCTACGCCATTGGTGACGCGGCTCGATTTGCGGCGACGATCCAGAACAGCGGAGCAACCACCCGGGCCACGGCCTAACGGCCCAGCAAAACGGCTCTCAGAGCCAGGGAACGGCATTCTAGGAATAGGACGGAGGTACAGCAATGGCTAGGACTCATGGAAAGGACGCAGATTTCGCTTTCGACAGCGTACAACTTGAGGATGAACTCAATACCGTTACGTTGACCTTCGACGTACCAGAGGCGGATGCGACCGCCTTCGCGGACAGCTACCAGGTGCCCATCGCGGGCAAGCCCACGGCGACGGTTGAGGTTCAAGGTTCCCTGGACCCGGCGGGGTCACAGGGTGATGTCACGATCTTCGGTGAGCTTGGGTTAGAAGCCGAGGAATGGGACTTCGAGCCCGATGGCACGACCGGCTATAACGGGTTTGCCATCGTGACCCGATATCAGATTACGTCGAACATCAATGACGTCATTCGGTACTCAGCGTCGTTCCGCCACAACGGCGGCTCGGCTGCCATCGATGGGGCAGCGCCTACGAGGGCTTAATTCAGAGCACTGGTGGCGGAAGTGAGACGCGCACGCGCTCTACGTGCCAAAGGGAGGTTTCGTGGTTGAACTATTGGACCCCGGTGGAGTGGTGATCGAGCCCGTCAAGCAACCGAAGATCCCCACTGAGACGATTCGATCCGATGACTGTGTGGTCCATATCGGACAGGTTATCGAGGATGGCCAGATCGTCGATGACGGGGCAGAGATATTCCCGCATCGTGGTGAGTGGGTTGAAATCCTCAGCATCGCCACCATCGGTGAGTTTATTAGCGTGGCGAAGCTCATTGGCTCGGCGGATAACCCCGATGCCGTGGGGATGGGCTCCCATTTCGACGACCTCTGCCACGCCCTGGCCAAGCGGCTCATTGCCTGGAACTGGACCGACATGATGAATGATCCGATGGAGCAACCGCATGGCCGGCCCGATGTACTTGCTCAGTTAGCGCCCGAGGAATTGGTTTACCTGACAGGACTCACCGGATCATCTCAGACCCCCGAGACGAGAAAAAACGGCTCCGGGCCATCGGGCGATACATCCTCAGCCGTCCCGATGACCCAGCGCCCCAGCCGCCGGAGGCAGTCCTAAGCGAAGTTTGCGCGATGTTTAACTGTCCGCCAGACGTGGCGCGGCGGCAGTTATTCGGTGACGTATGGGGGATCATGCAATACCGATCCCTCGTCGCAATCAAAGAGAAGCACAACTCAGCGCAGATGACCGAGATCACCGAGGCTGAGGCGGCCTTGTGGATCGAGATGGTCCGGGTATCCGAGGATGATTAGATGGCGGAAGCCCACACAGTAGCGGTTCTGTTGAAGCTCAGGGATGAAGCGACGCAGGGGCTCAAGCGTGCCGAGGGAGCCTTTGGCCGTTTCGCTTCCGGGGTCCAGCGGCACCAAGCCGGATTCCGCAGGACCGGCCTGGCGCTCACGGCGGTTGGGGGAGCGATCACGGGATTGGCGACGCTGGCTGTTAAGTCTTCGCAAGAACAAGAGATTGGCATCAACCGGCTGAACCAATCGCTGAAAAATGTGGGGACGTCATACGCCGCGCAGAAGGACCAGATTGAAGCCGTCATCGAGGCCCAACAACGCAAGACCAATTTTGGTGACGAGGCCCAACGGGACGCTCTCCAAAAACTCGTCACGATTGGCGGGAAATGGGAAGGGTCCCTTAAAGCTCTGAAGGTCACCACCGACGTTGCCGCTGGCGCCAACATAGACCTTAACGCCGCTGCCCTCCTGGTGGGAAAAGCAATCGCCGGCGAAACCTCCAGCCTCTCTCGGTACGGCATCCTCTTGGAGAAGGGGGCCACGCAGACGGAAATCATGGCGGCCCTTACCAAGCAGTTCGGGGGTGCTGCCGAGGCCGCAGCGGACCCGTTCACGCAACTGAAAAACCGCCTGGGCGATATGATGCAGGTATTGGGGGACGCCCTTCTTCCGATGATTGCAGAGGGAGCCAAGCTGTTCGAGCGTGTAACCCGGCAGGTCATCGATTGGGCTGCGGCCCATCCAACATTGACCAAGGTGTTGACCATCGCGGTTGCGGCGCTCGGTGCCCTTATGCTCGCGGTCGGCCCCGTTCTGATAGCTCTCCCGATGTTAGCTGCTGGCATCGCCTTAGTGACAGGCGCCGCCGCCCCATGGCTTCTGATATTGGGCGCTGTCGTTCTGGCCGTTGCCGCTGTCGGTGTGGGAATCATCTTGCTTCGTAAGAATTGGGACACGGTTTGGGGAGCCATTCTCAGAGCAACAGAGCTATCGGTCAATTTCATCATCGACTTATTCAACAAGATGACTCGCGTTCACAGGGAAGCACTGGCAGGGATGATCCAAGCCGCCCAGAAGTTGGTGGACTTGATACCGGGCATGGGCGACTTTGCTGACAAAATGCAGGGTGCGGTCGATAAAATCAGGGCTGGGATTCCAGCGATAGACATGACGACGGAACAAATGGACCAGTTGAGGGATAGCTTCGGGGAGACCGGCAAAGCGGTGCAGGAAGGATCGACTACGGCTGCCGATAGCGTCACCGCGAATATGGGCAAGATAGGTGAGGTGCTGGATGATACGGTAGTCAAGACGCGGAACTTTGCGGAGAAGTCAGCCGATGCGTTTGATGAACTGGTTGATTCATACGCCGGGGTTGGAGATGCTGCTGAGGAGTTGTCTTTCGCACAACGGCGCAACCTGGATTTTGCGGCTCAGGCGACCGCTGCGGCGATGGCAAAGATGGAAGCGAATACGCGGAACTTTGCGGAGAAGTCAGCCGATGCGTTTGATGAACTGGTTGATTCATACGCTGGAGCCGGCGACGCAGCACGAGAGTTGTCTTTCGCACAACGGCGCAACCTGGATTTTGCAGCGGCGGAGGCGGCGAAGTTCGCTGAGGCACAGGCAGATGCGATGGCAGAAGCGGACCTCGCGAATAAACAATATGAAGAAGGGCTCCAGAGACTTGCGGATAATGCCAAGGCTGCCAGCAACAGGATCAACGAAGCCTTCAGCAGGCAGACAGACGACATGGTGTTCCGATTCTCGGAGCAGGGCCGGGCGTGGCAAGAGTTGGGTGGTACAACAACCAGTGTGCTAGATAACATGGCAACCGTCCTGGGGAAGGACGCTGAACAGATGGTCCAGTTTCTCTCCCAGTTGCGAGTTGAGGGAGATACTTGGAAGGACTCGCTGTTGAGGCTGGATGAGCAGGGGGTTATCAATCTCAACAATCTAGCAGAGGCGTTCAAGAATCTCGGCGAGGCAGCCGATGACGCCGGTGAGAAAATAGAGGAGGTGCCGGTCCCGAAACTCCCCTCTCTTGGTGACCAAACATCGGCTCAGGCCACCGCTAACGTCCAGGCGATTGCTCGACAGATGGCCCGTAATGTTGCCGCTGGTCTCCCTGCTGGGTTTGAATTGGCGGGCCAGCAAGCCGTAACCGCGCAAGTAATAGCCAACACTCCTGTCGCCCATCAGGGCGGCGTCATTGGTGGTCCGCCCGGCTCAAACCAACTAATCATGGCTCAGGCCGGGGAGAGGATCCTTCCTCGTGGCGGCGGCGGTGGCAGTGGCCGGGTTCTCAACCTGGTGATGAACTTCAACGCCCCAGCGTTCGAGACTAAGCGGGTCATTGGCCAAGCCGTCAGGGAGATTCACGACGATGGCGGCTTTGACTTCTTGGATCACGGCTAATGGTTGCCCTGGATTACAAGCTCCGTGTTAAGTGGGACACGACCGGAGAGTTTGACCAGAGCGGCGCTGAATTATCCAGCCGCCTTTTAAGCCTTGAATGCTGGCGGGGTAGGGACTTTGCCAGCCAGTTGGTGGGGAAGGCCGTTGCTGGCCGTCTGGTGGCCACCCTGAACAACAACAGCGGCGACTACTCCTCCTTCAACTCGGGCAGCCCATTGACCGGGAACGTCAAACCCGAGCGGGAGGTGCGCTTAACCGTCTCCGGGCGGGCGGCCCAATTCACCGCAGCCAACAGCGAATACTTCACCGGTGGCGATGTGCTTGACCAGACCACCAACGATTTCTCCATCGCCTTCTGGATTTACATCGATGCAACCGGACAATTCGGGATCGTTAACAAGAGGGACCGGGCCGCCGGCACAAATCTGGGCTATGCCATCGAACTACAATCGGACGGCACCCTGGATTTTCTAATCTCCGACGGTACTGCCGTCACGACCATTTCGGCGACGACCAACCTGGGAACAGCGACATGGCATCTTTGCATCTTGACCGCAGACCGATCCGGCAATGCTCAGTTCTACATCGACAATGGAGCCGCCGAGGGCGCCGCCAGTATTGTGTCGCAGAATGGCACCTTGGCCAATGCCATCGCCTTCCAAGTGGGTGCCGGGTTCTCTGGCTCAGCCGACCGGTTCTTCGGCGGCCGATTGGTATCCGTCGCCCTCTGGGGGAAACTACTGTCGGCTGCCGAGCGCACCTTCCTTCACCGCGACGGGGATGGCGTCCGGTATCGGGACATAGGCTTGACCGGGGATGGCTCTACACTCAAGACCAGCTTGCTTGCCTGGTATGACCTCCAGGAAGCATCGGGCAACCGAGCTGATAGCGAGAACTCCATCACGCTAACCGACACCAACACCGTCACAGACGCCAAGGGGATTCCCAACTACTCTCTCTGGCGAGGCTTCCTGGAGGATGTTGTGCCGGAGCCCAGCCTGAGCGGATTGAACACGGCGCGATTGACCGCCATCGGGCCCCTGGGCCAGGTCAATCTCAATAAACTCCGATTGGCCATGGCGACCAGCGAAGCCACGGGAACGGCCATCGGCCGGATTCTGGACGAGGCTAACTGGTCTGCCAACCAGCGGACTATTGACGCCGGCAAGACGACTATGGCCCGGTTCTGGCTGGAGAATGAAGTCCGTACCATCGAGGCCCTGCGGCGAGTGGAGATCACCGATGCCGGATATGTTGGAGAATCCAAGGATGGGCGCATAGTCTTTGAGGACCGGCGCCATCGGCAGATAGCCCCGGCAACCACGAGCCAGGCTACGTTTACCGACGCCAGCGGTGGCGCCTTGGCTTACTCAGGAATCCTCCAACTGGACAGTCGGCAACAGCTTTTCCACATTTTCACGGTGCCGGTTCAGACATACACTACCGGCGGTCTGGCCGTGTTGTGGACCCTTTCATCCAGCGGGGCAAATTCTCCGTCCATCGCACCGGGTCAAACTCTGACATTCTGGGCTGAGTATCCGAATCCCGATTCAGCGACCGACGCCTTTGGCGTCGATGCCTGGACCACTCCGGTTGAGAATACCGATTACGAGGCTAACACCCAGGCGAACGGTGGGGGGACGGACCGAAGCGCCAGTCTTGGCTTCACTATCACGAAATTCGGAAACTCCATGAAGATGTCTATCATCAATAACCACGCCACGGATACCATCTTCATCACGCTCTTACAGGGCCGTGGAACGCCGATTACGAGGGACGATCCAAGCAAGGTCACCGTGGAGTCAGCCGCCACCTATCCCCGGACCTTCCCGAATCCGCCCCAGTATATTCCGAATATTGCCGAGGCGTTTGATTGGGCCAACTGGCACCATGGCGTATTTTCGGCAATCCAACCGTTGCTGGAAGTGCGCTTCCTGGCCAACAGGACAACGGCGATGCTGGCCCATGCGTTGGACCTGGGCATCAGTGATCGGATCACATTGGAGGGGGACAACGACGCCGGCCTTGGCATCAATGAGGACTTCTTTATCGAGCAAGAGCGCCACGTTATGGACGCAGTGGCGGGGACGCACTGGACCACCTGGGGCGTGTCGGCGGTGGCGAATCAGGAGGCGTGGACGCTGGGGTCTTCAAAGCTCGGGACCGAGACGAGGCTTGCCCAGTGACGCAGCTCTTATACATGCCGCAGTATCAGATTCGTGAGCATCACATCTCGCGGCCTGGGATAAACATCGTTCAATTCCTGGGTGGCGAGGCCATGAAGCGCGGCCATCCGGTCCCTGACACCGTGATCGGCGAAGTCAAGGCGGTCCTGCACCGAGGCTTGTGGCTCATCTACTGCCCTTCCGTTGGCTGTTCCGAGGCCAGCGAAGTAACCTCGGTCAACCCTGTGTATATGTGCCCCACCTGCGGCGTGGGCTGGTTCAAGGTTCTCTTTCCGCCGAACAAAGTAGACATTGAGAAGGAGGTCTTGAAACGGCCTCGAACCGTCAAGGGACTTACCTACGCGAACTGGCTGCCCAATGGCGGCAGCAAGGGCGGCCCTGAAACGATGTACCAGCTTCGCAAGCAAACACGCGAGATCCTGGCAACGGAGACTTAGATGGCTCATACGGTTATGGGCGTTCAGGTTACCGGCTATGTCGTTACGGCCAGTGACTGGAACGAGATGGTCAACAACTTCATCGCCGGCGCCACGGATGCGATGGCGGCGGACGGTGATATTTTTGTGGGTACAGCGGCCAACGCCGGCGCGAAACTCGCTGCGTTCACCAGCGCCACGGGGACGCTCAAGCACGAATCGGGCGGGCTGGAATTTGATGCCTCGGCGGTGACCACCGGCGATATCATCGTTGGACAGAGTGCCGGGGTGATGGGCCTTGAGACCGCGATGAGCCAGGCCCAGGCCGAGGCCGGCACCGATACCCAGGTGAGGGGCATTACTGCAGAAAGAGTCAAGCAGGCTATCGCTCAGAACGCCACGCCCAATCCCCTAACTGCCCTCCTGGACATAGCCACCTTTGCCATTGCCGGAAATGGCGGGACTGAGGGCATTAAGATTTCGGCGGCTGGCGAAGTCAATATGGCGAAGCAGCCGAGTTTTTCCGCCCGCGTCAGCGGTGACCTTATCAATGTCACCGGTGGCGGCACCCTCTACACTGTCGTATTTGGGACGGAAATCTTTGACCAGAACGCAGACTTCGACGGTACTAGTACTTTCACCGCGCCTATCACGGGCAAGTATTTATTCACCGTCCACATATCGCTTCTCACTGGCTTCACCACTGCATCGACTGAATTTTTGGTTCAATTGGCGACCAGTAACCGCACCTATCCGTTGGTGAATACGGGCGGCCTCCCGGATGGCGTGGCTCTTTCTTTTAATAGGTCGGCCTCTGTAATCGCAGACATGGATGCTTCCGATACAGCAATTGTCAAAGTCCGGGTTACCAACGAGTCGGGAGACATTACAGACATTGAGGGCGGTGGCGGTAACGCCTCCCTCTTTACGGGGCAACTCATAGCGTAGGTAGGCCACGATGATACTATTCCCTGCGGGCATCCCTATAACGATCACTGAATACAAGGCGCTACTCCACCTCGAAGCGGACCCAGAGCAATGGCTATTGGATGCGCTCGCCACTAAAGCCCGTCGCCGCCGGGAGGCCCTAATTAATGAATGGCGTCCACGGCTATTTGAGGACCCAACGGTAATGCATTTGCCAGCCAACGAAGCTGACCTGGCGAAACTGATTGTTTCCCGGCCTGACTACCGCAGCCGTGTCCAATCAGACGCTGAGCTGGAGTCCCCGGCATTGGTCCACCAAGACAACAAGGAGAGATATGACGCGGTGGACCGTTCGGGCGAGATAATAACGTTGTTCGCGACCGGCATTCATATCTCCCAACATGACTATGACTACATTTTGTCCTACGTCCAAGAGCTTAACGAGTGGGTTTATGGCGCCATCCTCGGCCACATCAACCGTGGCACAAAGAAGATGATCCTCCAGTACCAGCCGGTCCTAATGGCCGACCCCGATGTGGCGACCTTCCCAGCAACAAAGGAGGGGATGGTGGAAGTCATCACCGCACGGGCTGACTATCAGACGTTGCCCGAGCGCTACGAAGCAGTCCCCCAGTAATGGAAGACTACGTTGAGGCCCTACGGAATCACGGGGCGCAGCTAATCGACATCGACAAAAGGATGGTCGTGGTGGAAGAACAGAACCGAACCGGTCTTGAGTTCCACAAGGACATCCAGTCATGTATGACCGATGTCCGGGTTGCTGTTGGCCGGATCGAGGGCAAGCTGGACGTATCTCTGCATAATGGTGGCAACGGCAAGTCCAGGGTACGCAAGGTCAGCGAGGGGGCCGGGTTGATTACGATAGCGGGGACGCTCGTCGCCGGTATCATCGTGGGCATCCTAAAAGGGCTTGAGTGGGCATGAGCCCCACGGGCTAAACCCTGGCCACAGGGCGGCGATTGCTGGCCCTTCGGGTCCACGGGTGGCACTTTCCTCGGGTACACTAACCGGGGCCACGCTATGGCCGTTTCCGAGCCATTATGCACGACAAAGACCCCGGTGGGTTGCCAGCACCGGGGCCTCTGCAGAAACTAAGCCCCCGCGACAACAGGGACACGCTCGATTGTATCAGGCCGTCACCCCTTTGGCGTTTCGCCGGGGAGGCCAATATGGATGTTTCTCATATCCTGCTTCGGCCCACCAAACACTTTTGGGTTGAATCTGCGATGTGGTCACACGGCGTAGATTTTCATCGGCTGGGACGGCTTCAAGATGAAAGGGATTAACGCAGTCGGGACGGCGGCAGAGATGGTCTACTACGAAGCCCTCAGGGATCGGACCCTTAAAATATTCAACGATGATGCGGTGGCCGCGCCACTGTTGGCCCCTGAGAGAAACAGCATTGCTGCTTCGCCCTGGCATCATCAGACATCCATCAGGCCGGGCAACCCACTGGGTCCAAATCCTTTCCGCTAAGAGGGCGAGGTCCTGATGGGATAAGTGTTCGGCCCGTATCTCAAGCGGCATTAGGCTTCGGTTGGGACCACACTTTGGACTTACACGATGGGCAGACCTTCGGGGTAGCACCCGCCGTCCTGCTTGGCCGGGGCAGCCAGGTATGGCCACACCGCAGGCAGAGAAAAACTTTGACCATCACTGTACTCATGGCCATATCCTACCACACCAATTCTTGAATTGCAACCTATTAGGTGTTGACAACCTTACCAAGTAGGTGTATATTTAAGACAGTAAGAACACGGAGGGAACCGAGATGATTAAGATAACCAAGAAGGGGAGGGCCACTAGTTTCGGAGGTGGTCGAGGGATGGACAACGTAGCAACCGGTGCCCCGTATACAATTGAGAAGGACGGAAAGCCCGTCGGGTCGATTCTCCCGGAATCCCGCCGATGTTTTGCACCGTCCCAATGGGAAGTCTTTGAGTACAAGATGGACGCATCCGGCCAAGTCATCGCTTATAAGTCCCTGAAGCGGTTCAATTCGGTATTCGATCAGAGTCCTTTCAAGCAGGCCAAAGAGTTCGCGGCCGAATACTTCGCCAACTAAACAGCAAGGTGACAACGTACGCCCTGAGTTTTCACAGAGCTTAAAGGTGAGACTAAACGAGAGGAGGAAACGAGATGCCAGACTTCGCAGCACCGAGAGTACCGACAGCCGAGGAAACCGCATTGGTGGAGGTAGCCCAAATACTAGCGGGTGGCAACAATTGGGAGTACAGGGGCCGGTTGGGCACGGCAGTTCTGTGCCAAGACTGCGCCCTTGTGCGGGCAGGAAGCCCCGACAAGCGATACATCGGAATGGTGGAATCAACCGAAAAGGGCAAGGGCACCATGGGCCGATACCTCATACATCATCAAACGGCCATCCTACAAGTAACCGGGAACATCGACCACCGCACCTGGAATCCCGAGCTACACCAGAGTACTAGAGGTTGGACCGGCAAGCCTTGTGACATTTGCGGCGGCTAGGTGAGCCAGCGGGGGAAACCCCGCCGTAACCCGCAGGCCCCGTCCAAAGCCGGGGCGAAGGAGGAGAACCATGGCAGGACAGAGAGGCAGCGACCGCGAAGTAACCGTCATTGGGAGTTGCGGTCACAAGAAGGGGGCTCATGTTCATGGATCGCGGGGAGGCCCGGTCAGTCGCCGAAACGTCATCAAGGCACAGACCACCCCTTGCTACGACTGCCGGGTTGCAGACGAGCCCCAAAGCCGTGGGCCAGCAAGGTAGAAGCTAAGACGCGAAGGAGGTCAGAGACATGGGCAGGAAAGCGGCGGCAAGGAAGCCCAAGAGAGTGCCCCGGAGCCGTAAGAATCTACTCCCTAACGAATACCGCAAGCGGTCAACTGTCTACGTGGAGCGTATGCGCCGCATAGATGAGGAGAAGCGGTATGGTGAGGACGACTTGATGACCACGGATAGCTACATCGTCCAATCCCATAGGCTGGATAACCAATGGGATCACACCGTGGAACTCCGGGGAGAGCTGTTCAAAATCCCAGGCAAGGTGATCGACCGGCTCAACAGTCAGCGAGACGCTATCATTAAAGAGGGCCGGTCTGACCGGGCACGAGATACGCAAGAACGCATCAAGGCCCAGGGTATCGCGCAAGCCGACCAGCAAGAAGCCGAGCAAGATTACAACAGAGCCTAGCCCGTCTCTGCCGCTGATCTCGGTTGGCGGCAGGCGCGGCTGGGAGCTGAGACAAGAGGAGGAAGCATCATGGTTACCTTTGTTGATGATAGGACAGATGAACAAAAGAAAACCCACACCCTGGCCGTCGTTGGGACTGACCGGTTCATGTCCGGCTGGGGCGGAGCCGCTGGAGGGTTATCCTACGCTGGCTGGGCGTTCAAAGACGGCCAGGAGGCCCAATGCTTCGCCACCATAGATAACCGAAGCGATATGCAACGAGTGCGCGTGGTGGCTTTGGATGGCTACCGTGCCCAAGGTGCAGCCCATTGCCATATCTACGTGTTCAATTAGAGGATTTAACTTCAGAGGAACTAGTTGAGGCTCATAATGAATTGATTGATTTTCTACGTAAACTTCAAGACGATGTTTACAATCAAATCGATTTGATTAATCGAGTCAGAGTAGAGAAATTGGGTCTAGAAGACGAAGTAGTAGTAACTCGTATTCCACGTAATAGAGGGGGGTAAAATGACAATTCTTACCTGTTATTTTTGTGATGAACAAGAGAAAGTCCCTGACTTTGAACAAGACGATATTTCTATGTTCTTTTGTGATGATTGCCAGCGTTGGCAATGTAATACAGGAGAATGTGGATGTGTATGTTCCGCAAGTGATGGGGAATTATTTGATTGGTTAGTTGATGCTGGCACAAGTCCACAAGAGATAGTACTTTTGGGATTAGAGAATCTTATGGTTTCCTGTAAAGAAATAACTAAACAAGATTCCTTTTACCTAAAATCACGAGAAACCTCAGATGAAGTTGCTGAAAGAATTTATGATGAAGCGAAACGGAGAGTAGAAAATGACAATTGAACAATTC